AGTAATAGTGGAACTATAAGAAAGAGTACCTCCTCCATCTGTAACCAAAACTTGTCCATTACTACCTTGACTTGTAGGAAATTGTGCTACCTTTGTTCCGTCAGATATAACTGATATAGTCCCAGAAGCTGTTCGTGTAAATCCAGTGTTTGTGTCCTCACTAAAGGTAATAGAGGGAAAATTAATTGATCCATCAGGAAAAGTTCCTCCAGCATTCACATAATCTGCACCTGCATAGATTACTCCAAAAAATGCATGACCATTTGTAGGAGCAGAACTAAATACAATATTTGTTCCTAGTAATTTAAATCCAGCAGAACCTGTAGGATCTGGCTCCTGAATAACTCCATTTACTGATATTAATAACTGTTGTTCAAATTTTGGAAAAGGAACAGGTGTTGCTCCTCCGACTTGTAAAGCAAATGAAGTAGTACTTCCATTGAAACCACTAGATATATCATCTATGATCTTGTAATCTTCATTACTTCTTACGTCATTTCCTATATATGCCATAGATAATTAACTACGATATTCTTTTTCTCCTATTATTTTAAGGTCAGTAATCTTTGGAACTATTAGGTATTAGGCCCTTCAGTGGAGGGCTGGACAGGCCAATTGACTTGATCAGCTGTTTTATCTTTATAAGTTTGAGGAATATCTCTAAGATTCTGTCTGTAAGCTGACCATTGAGCCTGATCTACTGTTGATCCTGGTGTTACAGTCCAGTCAGTTGACTTTAATAAATAATCTCTTTTCTTTCTCACATTTTCCCAAGTATCATCTTCTAAATTTAATACCTTGTATTCATGTATCTTTTCATCTAAAACAGCAACCTCAGCTTTAAGTATCTCAAATTTATCTAATAAATTTGTGAGATCATTATTACTTGTTAAAGGCATTTTAAGTCTGCTCTAAATAACTTACCGAAGCATCTAATGCACTTGCCGTTCCTGAATTTATTCTCAATACATCATTAGATTCCATTATTATTTTTGATCCGGCTATTATTTCTAATGAAGATCCTGCAGGTACTGGAGCATTTCTAATTAAAAAAACATCATCTCCAGAAGATGGAACTAAGAAAACATCTACGGTAGCACTAGTGCCTGTCTTATTAGAAATCAAACAGCTTAGTAATACTAATGTTGCTGAACCTCCTGCAGTAACAACATTAGTTCCTGAGTTTCCAGTTCCAGCATTACTGACTGAAGATTTCGTATCAATTTTGAAGGTATTTGCCATATTATCCTAAAGCAAGTATAAGAGCGAGTGCGTTTGGGCTGTCTAAATTTCCAGTAACAGTCAAGTCTCCTGTAACAGAAAGATTGCCATTGTTTGGAATTGTAATAGCACCAGTTGAATCTATTGTAAGCCTTGCAAATCCACCAGTTACTAGTGACAGTTGATTGGCACCTGGACTTATAATTCCTGTATCTGGATCTCCTGCAAATTTAAGAGCACAACTGGATAATGAACCTAATGCAAAATTAGAATTAGTTGCATCTTCTTTTAATAATGGGAACCCACCGGCCTGCGTCGCATCGTGTATGCAGACAGTTCTTTTTTCAGTGTCTACAGTTACTTCACCTACTGCTCCTGTAAAAGCAGAATGTTGTCCGGTTGTTCCTCTTCTAAATTGTACTTGAGTTGCCATAATACTATCCTAAAGCCACTGCTATTGCGGTGGCAAAACTTTCGGTACTTACCGTGCCATCCGTAGCTGGTAAGGTAAGAGTTACATCAGCTGTCGAAGCTGGTCCTTTGAGAGTTGCAGCATTAGTTCCGTTATCTGTATCCTCTTTAAAAATAATACTTCCAGCAGAATTAGAAGATCCTACTAACACAGGAGCATCCAAACTTTTATTAGTTAAAGTCTGAGTTCCTGTGAGAGTTGTAACGGTTGAATCTATTGCAAAGGTGGCGGTGGTTCCTGATCCACTTGTATCTATCCCAGTTCCACCAGTAAGAATTAATGGTTCAGAATCTAAATCAACATCAAAGTTTCCAGAATCTGTTTGTACGTCTAAATCTTCAGCAGTAAGTTGAGTATCAACATAAGCTTTAATACTTTGTTGAGAAGCAACTTTTGTGGCTGAGTTACTAGCCATATCATCTTCATCTAAGAAAGCAGATCCACTTAGTCCTGTATTTAATACAGGACTGGTTAAAACAGGACTCGTTAAAGTTTTATTTGTTAATGTCTGAGATGCTGCTAATAAGACTAAAGTTCCATCAACATCTGGAGCAGTTAATGTTCTTGTAGTGCTACCAGATATTCCTGAGCATTCAAAAGCAAGTTGTTTTGTATTATCTGAATTATCTCTGATTCTGAATCCACTGTCGTTAGTTACAACTGCAGTGGAAGTTACAGAAGCTAAACCAGTAAGTGTCGTGCTACTACTGCCCAAGGCAATAGCAGTGCTACCAACAGTAACAGAACTGTTAGCAAGTTTGGAGTTGGGAATAGCATTGGTTGAGAACTCTCCTGTACTTGAGTTATAAGTTAATCCTGATCCAGAAGCAATACTTAGTGTGCTTAATAACGCAACCGTTCCTGTAGCATCAGGAAAAGTAATTGTTCTATCAGTTGTTGGATCAGTTACGGTAATACCAGTTTCAAAGTCATTTGCAGTTGATCCTTCAAAAGATATTATTCCGTTGGCTATTTGTATTGAATTTGCAGAATCAGTGGCTCCAGAACGTAATGCTGTTGTAGCAATTAAACTTGAAGAAGTTAAAGTATTTAAGCCTGCGATAGTATTAGCAGTGGCTCCAAGACTGACAGATGTTGAACCAATAGTTACAGCTGAGTTAGCTAGATTACTGTTAGCAATTGATGATGCAGTTGATAATATAGTTCCTGTTTCATTTGGTAGAGTAAGAGTTTTATCTCCACCTGTGGCATCAGCTACAGTAAGAATTGTCTCATTTGCATCGGCTGTTGATCCTTCAAAAGTAATACCGCTTGAACTAAGAAGTATATGATTTGATGCACCTGGAGTTTCTATGTTAAGTGTAGAAGTCGTTATAGAATTCATACCTCCAAGATTTGTGGTGCTTGAACCAAGTGCTACTGAAGTATTTCCGAAAGTTACATCATCATTAGCTAGTTGACCATTAGGTATTGCACTAGTTCCAAACTCTCCTGTTCCAGAGTTATAAGTTAATCCAGAACCACTGGCGATACTGAGGTGTGCTCGTACTTCAGCAGGTGATGGTCCTGTATATGTGATTACTCCTGTGGAGTTATTGTATGCAAGACTTCCATCTCCTGAAACATCTGTAACAGAAATAGCTGCTCTTGATCTTGTATTTGTATAATATAAATTTGTATTTTCAGTCAGATCGGCTGTAGTATTACCAGCAAAATCCAGCTTATCTGTGGGAGTATTTACTTCTTGAAATAAACCACTTACCAGCGTAATTGCCTTACGAGTTGCCATCTTTTAACTACTACTGTTAGTTTCTTATCTAGTAAAAAACTTTTATTATTCTTCTATTTTATCTTTAACAATTTTAGCCAAGCTGAATTGGACGCTTTATTCTAACCACTAATTCACTTGTATTTGGAGCTTCACCTACAAGAGTTAAAAATTGTCCGGCTGTAGTAGGAGGAGTCTTAGTGATTGCTCCTGCACTTAAAGCTGATAAAAAGAATATATCTCCAGCATCTAATGTTTGTGTTCCTGCAGCTACTTGACCAGAAACTATTACACGGACAGTCTGTCCTGCAGTCTTTGTAGTTTCTGCAAATCCTGCAACAGTGGCCTGATCCAACGTACCGTTTGCAATTGCTTTACCTACCTTACCATCGGAAATTCTGGAATATATTGCATCTCCCTGTGAAACATTTTCGAATGCTTCAGCCTGATATCCTACTACCTTAGACACTACGGTAATAGGTATTGTTTTTCTGAAGTCTTCTAATATAGCAATTAAACCTTCTACGTTAGCTGCATAAGGTTCTAAATCTTTTACATTAGCCATTATCTTAAAAGAACTGGAGGTTCTATATGAATTGCAAAGTCAGTAGCAGTAGATGCTTCTCCTACACGAGTAATTGCTTTACCTGCACCAGAAGGTGGAGTTGTTGTAATAGCTCCGGCAGTTGAATCAGATAAGAAAAATAAATCACCTGGATTTAAAGAACTTAAAGTTTTAAGACCTACAACAAGTACTTTCACAACGCTGTTTGCACTGACAGTTGAATTAGCAAAACCTATAACTGTAGCATTTTCTAATGTTCCATTAGCTGCACTTGCCTTTCCTACCTGACCATCAGAAGTACGCATAAATAAAGCATCACCATCAGTAACATCCTGAAATGCAGTTGCATTAAATCCTACCTGTAATGGAATAAAATTAGGAAAACCTTCTTTTAAATCCAGTAGTGCATCTACTAAGCCACGAAAGTTATTTGCATATGGTGAACGAGTCATAGTAAATCCATTAGCAGTTAATAAATCTACCAGTACTTTTATTGCACCTTCTATATTTGGTTCTCCTTGTGCCATATAGTTTGAACTATTTATATAGACATTCTAAGTTGTTAAATCCCTTAGAATATAGATAAAGAGAAACAAAGATTTAATGGACCCAGAAATTATTGCTATTGCTGTGACCAGTGGACTAGCAGCTTTCACTGGTGTTATCAAATCTTTAAATGGATTTAATGATAAAATCCAAAGAAGATTCAATAAACTACAAGACGAAATTAATCGTGTAGAAGATGATATGATTCGTGGTTATGTTTTAAAACAAGATTTTATAAGAGAGATAGATGTAGTTCATCAAAAACTAGATAGAATACTAGAATTAATGATCAAACAGAACTCTAAGTAATCTTAGATAATATTTTTATAGCTTTCTTACGTGTCTTACACTGTTGTGCTTTGAGATTAAGTTTAATTAATTTCCAATGATCACCTGCCTGTTTTATTTGCCTTTCTTTATTCATACAATGTTCACAACTACATTTTTCTTTTAATTGATTGCTGTCCATCCACCTATACTTGCTCTATAAATATGTAAAGTAGTTGTTGATTCTACATAATGCAATTGACCATTAACTGGATTAGAAGGGAATCCTGTACTAGTTGTAGAAGCCACAGCATTTGCATACTGCCAATTTGTCCCATCATGTACTCTAAATAAAAAAGTACTTGCTGTATCAAGCCAGGATTCACCTTTAGAGAAACTGGAGAAACCTGTAGGAGAATTATTAGGTTGAGTAGAACCTACATGAATAGGTCCAACTTTAATTAAACCTGTACTGGGAGAAGCAACATTATCTGCAAAAAACAATCCGGGATCTCCAGAATTTATATTTATACAAAGTTCACCAGCTGCTATTCGAGTAGGAACTGGTCTATCACTTAATAAACTTGATCTTCTAGTTTGAATTTGTATTGTCATGTTTTAATTTATATAGAGTCCTGCATCTACATTTATAGATTGTTCTACACCTGGATTATAAGTTGAACAATCCATAGAACTTATTCCTGTACCTGTTATCCGTTCTCCATTTAAATATGTTCCACCTTCTATTTCTCCAAATTGAAAGTCAGGTGTGAAATCAGTGAGTGGTTGATTAACTAATCCAATACGGACATCTTCTATTAAATCAAAATCTAAATTAAGAACTTTTTGCATAGTCATTAATGTAGTAGCTGCATTATTCAATATTTTTCCATCACGACTTAATTCACTACCTTCACGTCTAATAGTATCTGTAAGTTTCATGGTTACAAGAGTAGGATCAAATTGAGCTGTTTCTTCAGGTGAATTACTCTGTCCAAACTCAATATTTTTATTTCCTGTCCAAGGTAATCCATAACCTAGAAGTGCCATTCTCTCTGCAGCTTTTTTAGTGCGTTCCTGTTCTTTTTCAAAATTTCTATAAAACTTATCCAATGCATTACCAGCTGGTTGATCATTGGGTTCACGTAACCATACATCTACATACTCATGTACCTTTAAATTACTTACAGTACAGTCACCTTGTGTGGTGCCTGAGAATGGGTAGATAATTACAATCGTATTTTCATCTGGAACAGAACTTATTACATATTGTCCATCTAATAAATTACCACTCGTAAAATCAATGGAAACTCTTTTATTAGGTAGTAATCCATGATTGGTTATTGTTATTGATACATTAGGTCCACTCTGTAAATATCTTCCTTCAAAACTAAATGGGTCATTACCTTCATCATGCTTCATAGAAAATAAAGCTGCATAAATATGTTTACACCAACGAGTCTGATAATATAAAAGACCTCCAAAAGATCCCTCTGGATCATCATTATATTCTGGTATCTCATAAAAATTACCAGTAGGAGAATATCCGAAATCATTATGAACTCCTACATTATCTCTAGTGTTAATTACATTACCCTCTCTATCCTGTATTGTTCCAGGGATTACACTCTCGATACCAGTATTAGGGAACCTCTCATTAGTTTTATCTTTATATAAATTATATTTTCTACGACGCATAAA